AATCCTAGTGATGGAGCCCATGCATCAATAACATTTCCATAACCGTGTCCTGGTCCTCTTCCGTGTAGTCCTGAAAACAGAATTTCAACATCAACATCCAAAGCAACATATGTTCCCTCTGGTGTACCAATGTCAATACCCTCGTGGTCTGGTCTCCTGGCAGATCTATATGGAGATGTTACTGGGAAACCACTAATTAAATCATTATCATTTGTTCCAGTCGTAGCTCCTTTCTTTTGTATAATACCAGGTAAATTTTGACCTGTACTTCCAAGTTGTGCTTGTTGAGGAGATGGTGATGTCGGAGTGATATTACTAATCATCTGAGACACTTGAGCATAAGCTGCACCATCTTTAGCAGTTGCTGACTGACCACCTCTGATGAGTGCTGCGTTACTATCACCAACTACAATATCTGGTTTATACTTATTCTTGATTGCTCTGGCACTTGATGGAGTCAAATGAATATAATTACCCAGAAAATCGATAGGTGCATAAACACCATAATCAATCTGACAACCCATCTCTGCTGCAGCAGTAGTCACACCCTGATATGGAGCTTTAATAACCACATTACCTTTGGGGTTTTTTTTAACAACCAGTTTATCTGATGGAGGTACAACGACAACTCTATAGCCCTTGTTCATCAATCCTTTGATAAGTTTTTTGGTTGAGGATACGATGTAAGATCTGTCCCTACCCCATTCGTTGGTACCATATGCCAAGACAGCAATTTTTTGTTGTGTACTACCAGTTTGTTGTGTTATTGTATTAAAATTAGGAGCACTTCCACTGACTGTTCCTGTGTAATTCCAATCCCAACCAAAATAATTATTTCGCCCACCAGTTTGTCTTATGATTTCTCCCCTTCTCTTTTCTTTAGTATAGTTTGTAAAATCAGTTCTACCACCCAAAAAGTCTTTTGCATTCTTCATTAATGTAGGATTATTAATAATCGCTGCAGCCCTTTCAACTTGTTTTGTATCTTTCCATCCTGCAGCAAGTGCTGCCGATTGAGCATCAACAATGTTAAGCCACTCGTCATTTGGTATACCGTATCCATTTTTTGATCCGTTTGGATAATCCCAAGTAGGTTGATATTGTGTTGGTCCAAGAATCAAATCTCTTATATTTTTAGAACCATATGCTCCAGACGCAGCTCTATTATAAATTGATTGAATAACATCCGCTCTTCCTTGATCATCACCATCTTCTCTTGAGGCAATAGCAGCAAGAGTCCAAAAGTCTGAACCTCCTCCAGAAGTTGTTGATGTTGGTGTTGATGTTGTACCAGTGGTTTCAGATTGGTCTAGATACCCTAATCCTGAACTTATTATTATTGGTTCTCCTGTTTGTGGATTTATCCAAGGCTCATCTTCCATCATTTGTTGCCACCAAGGCAAAGCACTAAATTTCTTTTGTGGTGAAACAGGTGGTATTGAACTAAATTTTTTCTTAATAAGTTCATATAGTGCTTTACCACCCCAATCACCAATCATACCACCAAGAATGGCACCGGCTGCTGTCCCTGCAAATGGAAATACTAATGAACCAATACCACCACCGATCCAAGCACCAATACCACCACCAACTGCACCTACTACAGCTCTATCAAGTGGTTCACCAAGTAACATATCAATAAAGATACTAAGAAGACCTCCAACAACAGGAACTCTTTTAAATATATTACCAATTTTTAGAATACGATTACCACCTGTACCAAATAAATTTTTTGCAGTTCGTTTAGATGCCTGTTGTGTTACTCTATTGGTTGCAGTTTTTGATGCCGATTGTGATGCTTGTGCAGAAACAGGTCTTCGTCCACCCCCTTTCAAACCCTGTGTAGCACCACTTGCTCCAGCAGAAGCAGCACCACTTGCTCCAGCAGAAGCAACACCACCAGTAAACTTAGATGTGACATTTTTTACAAAATTAACAAGACCAGAACCTAAACCACCAAATAAACTTTGTGCCTTAGGTACCACCTTTTTCATCAAACTCTTAAGGCCTGAACCAGCCTTCTTCATTCCTTTCCAAGCGGTATTGAAGATTCCCTTTATGGGACCACCAAAAACACTTGTGATACCAAGTATAACACTCTTTGCTAATTTAAATGGATTACTAAAATTTTGTGATAAAGTACCAATTACATTCTGAATTTTTTTGTAATTATTAAGGAGAAATAGTGCTAAACCACCTAAAGCAATATTCGTTAAAAAATCAAAGATATTGAAATTTTTGCCTATAGTTTTTCCTACACCAAGTATTGACGAACCACCTTTTTTCTTTTCTAATTCCTCTTCTTTTTTTCTAGCCTTTTCTTTTTTATTTTTATTTCTAGTTTCCCTGTTTAATTCTTTTCTTGATTTCTTTTCACTCTCAGCAACTTTGACTAATGACTGTGTAGTCTTATCAATTGATTCAAGTTGTTTACTAAGAGATTCAAAAGATACTTTGCCAGTTGATTTTGTAGATGATGAACTTTCCGAAGACTTTCTATATACAGATTTTGGAAGTTTTATGGAAGATACTTTCTTAGCACTAGGTCTAGATTTTGTTTTTTTAGATACATTTCTACCAATATTTTCAACTCTATTTTTAGAACTGTATTTTGATTTTCCTTTGACAAACTTCTTTGCTGCACCAGAAGCAGCACTTTTGGCCGCACCCTTTGTGACACCACCGATCAATCCTTTTACTATTAATGGGAGTACCATATCTTATCCTACTATATTATAGATTGATTTGACAACAATGAGATCAAAATTACTTGAGTCTTCAGCAGAAAATCCTGGAACTTGTTTTTGTGCTGCACTTGCAGCACTATTTACCTGACCCTGTTGTCCTACTGGAACTGGTAACACTGCTGTACCACCCCCATAAGGTTGATAAGGTTGAATATTCACATTCAATTGTGGTCTAGACACCTGAGGTGGAGGAAGAACAGGTGCATGTGCTTGTACTGATGAACCACCAACACTAGGTAAGATACCTCTCAATATCTTCTCTGCCATTTGTATAGAAGCAGGACCCTGTTGTCCTCTCTTGACCTCTTCTAACAATCCACGAATAGCTGGGTCATCAATACGAGCCAACTCCAATAATGTACCGCCAGCTGCAGTGACACCTTTTTTACTTGGGTTAAAGTATGGATCATGTCTACCAAACACATTCATCAGTGAACGGTCAGTGGCTGACTCATTAGCAGGAGGTAATACACCTGCTCTACCATATCCTCTTGCATCAAAGTGAAGGTCAACATACTGATGTCCTCTCACACTCTCAACCTCTCTGGGCACAGTACTCATTCCAGCCCAAGTATAGATGTCTCTAAATCCAATCTTATCACTTAGTCCTCTCTGTTGTACAAGAGCCTTAAGTGTATTTACGATGTGTCTCGTTGCTTGCCACTCTTTAACATATGTAGGATTTGGATTGGTGCCTTCCGAATTATCATCAGCAGTACCCCAGACTGGTCTACCGTCTGCCCCCAATTCTATACCTCGTGCAGCATTTGATGGTGTTGGAGCATGACCTGCACCAATAATAACTTTACCTACCTGACCACCACCTTGGAAACCTTGAATCTTTCCAAACTTAGGTTTGTTATTTCCACCAGCCATAGCATTTGCTGCTAAAAGATTGCCAGCACCAAACATATCAACGGCCTTTTTGCTCATCATAATTTCGCCAGGTTGAGCAGCAATCAACTGAGTGTCCTTACCCATACCTTTGATTTGAAGACCAGTCAATTTGTCAATGGCACCACCATCAAACAATGATAGGTTTTTAATATCAATAACTTCACCACCACCTTCTTGTTGTTGCATCCATTGAGGATATTGAATAGGTTTAATATATGGAAGTGCAACAGTAGGTATTCTTGGTAGTTTTGGTGTTGGAATATTAGGAATAACCTTCGCTAATTGTTTAAGAGCCCATTCTATCTCATTGAATGCTGTATTCCATAGGCCAATATATGCATTGATAGGTGCAAATACTATATCATTGATAAATTTAATGATCTTATCATTAATAAAGTCAATTATAAAATTACCAAAATCAATCAATGGTTTTAAATACTTACCTGGATTTTGAATGATATCAAGAATAAGACTAATAGCCCCACCGAGTAAGACATTCTTAAAGAAGTTTAGGATACTATCAAATATATTAGAAGCTGGTTTTAAAGTTTTTGAAACCTTTTCTGCACTTTTCTTTTCAGTATCTTCAAGTTCTGCCTCTTTCTTTCTGAATCCTTCAGTCTCTTCCTTCTTAGCAGCTTCTCTTGCTGCTTGTTTTTCAAGTTCAAGTTTTTGTCGTTCAATTTTTAGAAGTTTATCTAAATTATTATTGATATCGTCTAATGTCTTAGACAATGGCAATAATTGTTCTTGAGTATCTTCTTGAATCTCGGCCTTTACATTTTCTGGACTACTGGTTTGACCAGCAGATGGTAAAAGTTTTGTAACCTTAACACTTTTAGGTTTTGGTTTTCGACTTGGCCTTTTACTTACAAAATTTGAAGTTTTAGTCTTTCTTTTATTTCTATTAGCCTGTACTTTAAATGAGCCAGATTGTTTCTGTGCTCTTCTGAATTCATTTTTCAATAATTCATTATCACCCTCTTCTTCTTCTCCCTTTCCACCTCCCATTCTATCGGCAGCCATCTTCTCTTTTAGAAGACGTTTATAATCCTCATAATCTAATTCTGCTTCATAATCTTCTAAACCAAGAAGTTTTAATATTCTTGGGTCAATATTCTCAGTTTGAGTTTCTTTTTTATTACCATTTTTTATTTTTTTGATTGCATTATCAACTGCCTTCTTTGACTCTCTCTGTTTCTTTTTCTTTTCTTGTTCGTCTTTCTTTCTTGATTTCTCTAACTCCTTAAGTAAATTATCTACATTTAAAAAATCGTCTTCTTTTTCTTCTTCTTCTCTAATTGAATCAATAAGAGCATCAAGTTGATCAGAAACTTTTCCACCAGAAGCCTTCTTCAACTGTTCGATTTGCTTATCAACAGCTGACTTCTTGTTGGATTTTGACCTTCTGATCCTTTTAGCCATTTCGTGCCTTCATCTTTTGCTCTTCATCCTCTAAATGTTCTTGAAGTAAAGCAACATAGATGTCTCGTTCCCAAGGCATCATATTTTCAATCTCTGTCAAAGAATATTTATGGTATTGCATCAAGGCAAAATTTAACCTGAAATAATTTTCAAGGTCCATGTGGACCAGGCCTATCCGAAAAAACTTGATAGCCCTTCCAGTACTACTGTACTCTTTACTTTTGTGACAGGATTTATTACCTCAAGAGTATGAGAAAGTTTTGGCATAGTTTCAAAGAATTTCTCAATGTCTTTGAATTGATTTGAACTCATCTGTTCAAGAAATTCAACTACCTCTTTCTTACTCACATCATCAGTAGACCATACCTCTTCTTCATTATAAATCTTATCGATACAAGTAGCAATCAATTCAAAAGATCTATCAATACTCTTATCATCAAAATCAAAATTATTCCTGATGAATTGATCAAGTGATGGATACTTCATTTCCATCATCAAATTATCATCAAGTTTAATCTGTTTATTATGATCTTCATTTTCGACAACCTTGATATCTTCAAGATCGATCTTTACAGGGATTGATGTTTCACCATCATCTGGTGCAATAATATTCACTTCTACTTCTTCACCTACAGACTTACCTCTAATATTGAGAAATAGATATTCAATATCAAAAGTGGGAAGTTCTTCAACTTTGATACCTCTAGTAGAGATACAATTTTTAATTACAGTTTTAATTGCAGTAGTGATTTGTTTAGTATCTTCACTTTCAAGTGCAAGAACAAGAAGTTTTTCTTCTTTAACTAAAAAAGGTCTGAACTTAATCTTTTGTTTAGTGGATGGCAACTCAAGTTCATAAGTTGGAGTAGCAATCTTTGGTAAAGGCATGATATCTGATAATGATTTCAGTAACAATATTTAGTTACGTTTTTTACGCTTTTTGGGTGGAGTAATTCCAAGGTCATGTTCTGTCAAAACTTTGAATTGAATTCCATTATCTTTTGCAAAGTCTGATGCAGCTTCCCACTTTGCTTGATTGACGGCATATGTTGTACATTCATTGATATATGACTTAGTAACTCTTGAAGGTTTCTTTGGTTCGACACATTGTTTTGCTGGTTTAATTTCAATGATGTATCGACACACCCTACCATCCTGATGTCTTATCTGTACAATCCCGTCAGGATAATATCTATGGACACGATTGTCAACTGGGCTGACATAAGGTATTGAAAA